TGCGCGTGGAGCTCATCATCCTGGCGGCCACCAGCACGCGCGGCTCGAAGGGCGACGCCCTCAACACGGGCTACGCGGTGGCGCACGCGGTGCGCTGGGCGCGCTTCGGCCTCCCTGTCCTGCCTGCCCAGGTCACGCTCATGGTGCGCGACGAGGTGACCCCGCTGGGCCGCGCCTGGGACGCGGTGCGCGTGGAGTACACCCAGGAGGTCTACTGGTCCCCGCCCGTCGTGGAGGACGCACCCATCACGCACGTCTTCGTCGGCGTTTCGCCCGACGTCGGCATCGGGCACGAGGACGACTACATCCAGGTCGCACCGGAGGTCGAGGATGCTTAACGACTACATGGAGATGAAGGCCCGCCTCGATCAGCTCGAGGAGAAGGTAGACCGCCTGCTCCAGTGGGGCCTAGTGGACAGCGTGGACGTGGACGCCGCCCGCCTCGTGGTGGACCTGGGTGGGCTCAAGTCGATGCCGCTCCCGTGGGCCGTCCAGAGCGGCCGCGCTTGGATCCCACCTGTGGTGGGCGAACAGTGCCTGCTCATCGCCCCGCACGGCGAGATGCTGCAGGGCGTGGTCCTGGTGGGCATCTCGAAGAAGAACGAGGGGCGCGGGGACAAGGACATCATCGAGGGCGCGCTCGAGCATGACCGCGTCACGGGTGAGGTGTCCCTCGCGGAAGGCGACAAGCTCTTGGCGCTCGCCGAGCTGTGCGACGCGGAGTTCAACAAGATTGCAGCCGCCGCTCTAGCCGCCGTGGACTCCCTGGCCGGGCCGGTCACGTTCGAGTACACCCCCGCCTCTGTGGCCGCCACGAAGGTGAAGGGCCAGTAGATGGGCACGCACCGCGACACCGGCGCCGCCATCACCGGCCTCGAGGACGTGATGCAGTCCACGGGCGAGATCCTGCGCACGCCGCAGCGCTCCCGCCCGCTCTCGCCGGGCTTCGGCCTGGGCTACCAGCAGATGCAGGACGCGAGCATGGGGCCCAGCGGCCGCGCGCGCCTGACCACCGGCGTGATGTCCGCCATCGGCACGTACGAGCGCCGGGCGAAGGTCAAGCGCGTGCGCCTCGCCGTCGACGAGACGGGCCTGGTGGAGACCACCGTGGACATCACCACTGCGGCGGAGGGCGCTGTCTCTGTGCCCATCCGGGCCTCGAGCGCCACCCTGCGCGCGCAGCTTCGCGACCCCCTGCTGTACTACCCTATCGGTGGGTACGACGAGGGCACGGGCACGTGGACGCCGTCGCTCGGCGAGGGCGACATGACGGCCCCGATCAACGTTCCTGGAACGTTCGGTCCGTTGCCATTGCTGGAGCCGAACGCGGTGCTGATCACTCCGGCGCTCCCTACCCTCAGCGCCTCTTCGCCGTGGACGGTGGGCGTATTCGCGGGCCAGCTGGCCTCGGATCTGGGGTCGACCGTCGCCAGCCTGCTGGCCGATGGAGACGCATTCCCCTGGGCCACGCTCCTCGGGACGCCGGTTGTTTCGCTCGCGGCTGGCGAGTCGACAGTCGAGTTGGGTGACATCGGTGATGCCCCTTACCCTGTGGTCTGGCTCTGGGGCTGGCCTGGAAACCTTGGGGGGTCAGTGGGTTTCGAGGGTACCGCGCGGCCGTTGGCCGGAGCCACCGCGGAGGCGTCCCAGCTGGTGCTGGGCACTACGATCGGCAGCGCCACCATCGTAGTGGGCCAGGTCGCCGTGTGGGATCGGGTCCTCACGCGGCGTGAGCGCCTGGCCATCGCCGCACTGTGGACGCGCGAGGTTGAATCTCTATGAGCGACTTCATCGACCTGTCCCAGCTGCCCCTCCCTGACGCCGTCGAGACGCTCGACGCATCGACCATCGTGACCGAGATGCTGGACGCCCTGGCGGCGGCGGACACGAGCCTGGCTGGCATCTCGGAGTCAGACCCCGCCTACCACACCATCCAGGTGTGCGCGTTGCGGGAGGTCGCTCTCCGCGCGCGCATCAACGACGCGGTGCGAGCTGCGCTCCTCACCACCAGCTACGGCACCAACCTCGAGCACCACGGGGCCCGGGACGACGTGCAGCGGCTCGTCTTCGAGGACGAGGAGGGCAACGAGGTCACCGAGCTGGACGCCGACTACAAGCAGCGCATCTTCCAAGCCGCCCGGGCGACGGGTGCAGGAGTGCGCGAGGCGTACGAGTCCGCCGCGCTCGCGACCGACGCGCGGATCTACAGCGTGCTGGCGCGCTCGCCGAGCCCGGCCGTTGTGCACATCGAGTGGGTGCCGGAGGAGGACGTGGACCCCGCCGAGCACCCCGCGATCCAGGCCGCTCTCGAGGCGACGATGACGTCGGACGCGGTGAAGATGCTGGCCGACGAGGTCACCGTGACGCAGTGCACCGCGGTCGACGTGCCCGTGGAGGCGCTGCTCCAGATGGAGCCCGGTCCTGACCCTGCGCTGGCGATGACCACCGCCGAGGCCGCGCTGCGCGCCTGGGGGCTGCTCCAGCAGCGCTCCCGCTACCCGCTCCCGCTCTTCCCGCTCGCGAAGGCGCTGCAGGTGGTGGGCGTGGTGGGCGTGGTGCTCACCCTGCCGGCGGCTGACCAGCCCATCCCGGTGACCGCTGCCTACTACCGCATCAGCACCGTGACGCTCTCCACCGAGGTGGCGCCGTGGCTGGCCTAGTCCCGTCGAGCGCGGGCGCCTTCGTGCGCGCCATGGACGCGGTGCTCGAGGCGCGCATCACGGGCCTCGCCGTGCCGGTCATGCAGGCGCTCGACCCCGACGAGGCGCCGCTCGCCACCCTGCCGTGGCTCGCCGCGCACTACGGCCTCACCCACTGGAGCTCGGCCTGGCCGGAGTCCACCCAGCGCGCGTCCATCGCGGCCGCGCGGCAGGTGCTGCGCCTCCGAGGCAAGAAGGCGGGCGCGCTGCTGGCGATCGAGAGCTACGGCTCGAGCGCGGAGATCATCCAGTGGTACGAGGACCTGGGCGCCGAGGTGGGCACGTGGCGCGTGGTCCTCTCCGAGGGCAGCGACCCCGGCATCGACCCCATCGCGCAGGCCGAGATCATGGCCGCTCTCGAGCGCGTGCGACCGCTCAGCCGGCCGGTGGCCCTCAGCGTCCAGGGCAGCGCGGAGGCTCCCGTCTACGTCACGGTCGTGGCCCGCCTGACCGACCAGTACACCCTCACCGCCGTCGCCACGGACTAGGACCGCCCCATGCCAGCGCTTGCAGCTCTCATCACCACCGTCGGACGCGCGGCACTCACCGCGAACGCCTTCGCGCCCGTGGCCATCCACGTCGGCTCGGGCACCACGGTGCCCACCAACGCCACCACCGCGCTGGACACGCCGGAGGCCATCATCGCGGCCACCGTGCAGGCCCAGCAGGTCGGAGACGACGTGCGCCTGCACGTGGTGGCGCTGGACTCCACCACCGACGCCTACGACGTGCGCGAGTGGGCCCTGGTGGACGCTGGCGGCGACTTCCTGGCCGTCTACGGCGGCGCCACCCTGGTGGCCGCGAAGGCCGCTGGTTCGCACCTCCACCTGGCGCTGGACGTCGTGCTCGAGGAGGCCGACGTCGGGAGCATCACCATCGGGTCGACCGACTACCTGAACCCGGCGGCCAGCGAGACCGTGCCCGGCATCGTGGAGCTCGCCACCTCGGCCGAGGTCAGCACCGGCACCGACCCCCTGCGCGCCGTGACGCCGCTGGGCGTCCATGCCGCGCTGGATCTCATCTGCGCCAGCAACTGGCGCCGCGAGGTCTCGGGGCTTCCCGCCACGGACGTCTTCGCGCTGGCCCACGATGGTGCCCGCCGCTGGGTGGCTGTCGGAGACGCGGGGCTCATCGCCACCAGCGACGACATGGGCGAGACGTGGACCACGCACACGCCCGGGTCCGCGTTCGGAGGCCGGCTCAACGCGGTCTTCTACGCGGCTGGGCTCTTCGTGGCGGTGGGCCAGGCTGCCGAGGTGCAGACCTCGCCGGATGGGGCGACTTGGACCAGCCGCAACAGCGCGGGCGGACCCGAGCTCCGCGGGGTCACCTACGATGGCACCGGCTGGATCGCTGTCGGCAACAACGGTGGCGCGGGTTACGTGATCACCGCCGCCGCAGCGGCCGTGACGTGGACCGTGCGCACGGCA